TATGAAATTTCTTTCTTGAAGAAGTTTTGTAAACTTTCTTCTATGTTTTGGTGATTGAATCATACTAGAAAGAACTATTTGTTCATTCCTAACATTATGGTTTATTACTTTACTTCCCACGTTGACTATCTCCAACGAAATTTAGAACTACAAAGTTTTCTAATAACTCAATTATATTTTCTGGCAACCATTTATCCAATTCAGATGAACCTACCTGAATAGTCATGCAAGTGATTAAATTATTATGATGTCTTGTTCTTAAAATTTCATCCAGGAAATCTAACTCGACCTCACTTTTTGTTTTCTTGAATTTCAGTAAGTCATCAATAAATAAAGCGGAGATATCTTTTATCTTACTTCTCATTTTCAATTCTTTGTCAGTAAGATTTGATCTGAAAACCAAATCTATTAATGTGTTTGCTAAAATAAAGTATGATTTATTTTCAAAAATATCTTTCTCATTTCTAATTTTTGCGTTTACCCTAGATAAACTTTTCAAAATATTCATAGCTATTATTGAAAGAAGCATTGTTTTGCCAACTCCAAAGGGTCCGCATAAAATAATTCCTTTTCCGTTGATAATATTTTCTTCTAAGTTTTCTATATATAATTTTACCGATTTTAAACTTTCTTGATTTAATTTTTTTTCTTTATTTTTTCCTAAAATACGAAAATCATCTAACTTAGAATTTATGAATTTTTTTGGAATGTTTGAAAAATGACAATTTCTAAACCAAGAGTTGTTTCGTAGCTCTTCTGTTAACAAAATAACATCTCCTTTTTAAAAGCCTTAGAAGGCTTATTTTAGATTTAAAGGTAAATTCGTACCTAAATGATGTTTGCTCATAAATTAAAGAATGTAGGACACGTTGTAGTTGTATTCTAATATCAAATTATAAGTCTAGGTTTTCTTCCTGACTCCCATTTGAGGTTTTAACTCATCTAAATCTTTATATTTAGATCTCCATGTTTCAACATTTCCCCAAGAAGTATCTTTCTTATTTTTCTTACTAGATTTATTTTTGGAAGTTTTGAAAGTTTTCCAAAATAAATTATTATAATTAGAATATATTTTATAAAATCCTGCATTTTGAATCCAGTCACTATCTCCAGAGTTGAAAATATAATCAAAACACCAGAGAGTATATTTCTTAAATTCTTCTTTGTTTCCATCAAAAAATTTTTCTACAAATAATCCAAGTAAATGACTTTCTTTTGAGAATCTGCTGTTTCTTTTGAATTCTGGATCTTCTGATTCGCTAAATTCTAACCAAGTAGATAGGTAGAACCCTAACATCTCTAACTTGTTCCATTTGGAAGGTTCTTTAATCTTCCAAGAAATAAATCTTTTACTTGGATACTTTTTAAATTTTTCTATTGTTTCTTTTCTTGTGTTGCTTTTCGATTCAGTTTGTCTCAGTTTTTGAAACTGATCTAAAGCTGAAGTTTTGTTTTTAGAATTACCAGAGATAGAATTTTCTTTTTTTGCATATTTAATTTTTTTCATTTTTGCTGGCTCTGTACTTCGTATCTTATTATTATCTATTTCTTTATTATTAATAGAAATATTATTAGTATTGTTAAAAGAGATATTGGGTGATCTGAGATCACCACCAACCTTCTTGGTACTCATAGGTTTTTTACTCTTTGGTGGTGAAATGGCTTTTTTCTTACTTTTTTTATTTTCATAGTGAAATGATTTCACTATATTAGAATCTCCGACTTCTGTTCTGTTAACCCCCATTCTGCTAGAGACTCTGACTATATATTCGTCTGTAAAAATATCTTGAATAATATAACTATTAGAATTATTTATACCATTATAATCTACACTCGTTGTTTTTTCTATTATTCCTATACTTTCTAATTTTTGAATTGCAGAGATAGCTGTTCTTCTGCTAATCAAACATCTATCAGCTATAGTTTGATAACTAGGAAAGACTTTTTTAAATTCACTTTGTAAACTAAATAAATATATATAAACCATTCTTTCAGATAAAGACCAATCTGTTTCAAAAATAGCAAAACAACCAGTAAAGTATGGTCCTTTTTCATATAGTAAACATTTATTATTCATATATTTCACCTATTTTTTCTTTTTAGGATAACATTTTGATGTTAAATAATAATTCCAACCAGAATATCTTCCGTCTTCTGTTTTGGCTCTTTCTTTATAAATATACTCATTATCAATTAATTCTTTTATAGATGTTCTAACAGATGTCTTTTTATCTGTTCCCATGTTTCCAATATTAGAAACACTTATTATTTCTCCTTTTTTTCTTAATAAAATAATACAGTCCAATACTCCTTTAGATTTCATAGATAAAAAAGGGTCTTCAATATAATTCAATAAAATCACTCCTTAATTGTTCTTCTATAAGTTTAACGGAAGTATGGAAAACTTAAATCTGTTATTCGTCTTTAAACCAGAAAAAAATAACTTCTGAGACTTGATAAACCTCAGAAGTTTTCCATAAGAGATATATTAAAAGAAAGGAGGACGGGAATGATCATGCCAATAATCTTCCTTCTTTTAATATATCAAAATCTTTTTATAATTTCTCACCGAATACCACTTGCCTAAAGAAAAAACTTTAACAGTCTTGAAATAACTTTTTAATTTATCCAGAACTGAATCATCAAAAACATTCTTGTCCCAGACGTAATAACATATAGCATCAACTTTACCTGGATGTCTCCGCTTCATACGTCCGGCCTGTTGAACTATCCTTCTCTTATTGTTAACTGTAGGGGTACAAATAAAGCCCCTATTAAGCTGACTTATGTCTAACCCCTCGTCTGCTACTGCCGTGCCAATTAGAACCCTTAGTTTACCCTTCTCAATCAATCTCTGTGCTAATTTATATTCTTCTTCAAGACCTCCGATTGCTAGTTTAGCTTTAATTCCTTGTTTCTTCAATTCTTCTTTCCAATTATGGCAGAATTCTAATCTATCAGCCAGAAGAATAGAGTAATTTCCTTTATCATATTCTTTCTTTAGAAATCTAAAAATTAATTGGTTTCTTTCTTCATCGTTAACAATCTGATTCAGAAATTCATTATAATCTATTCTTTCGTATTCTTCACCTATTTCTTTGGGATCGTAATAAAAATCTGTTGGGATTACTCTTATTTCTACCTCCATTGCATCTCCGGTTTCCTCCAGGTCTGAATCTTCTACTGAGGCTACAACCGGTCCAAATGTTTGAAACATTAAGAATTGCTTTCCATCTTTTCTGTAGGGAGTAGCTGTACCACCTATCCTATATTTTGCTTTCATATGATTTACTATGTTTAGAAACATTGGAGCTGCTGCTCGATGTATCTCATCACCAATAACAGTTCCAAAAATATCGGATAGTTTTTTAACGTCTTTAGAGACACTATTTATGATTCCAACAGTAACTATTCCTATCTCCTTCTTGCCTCCTCCGTAAGAGGCTATCAGGGGCGTTGTCGTTGATTCAGAAGTTGATATTAAACCCTTCAAATTCTTAACCCATTGATCCTGTAATTTTTTAGTCGGAACAATAATCAAAGTTCTCTGACCAAGTTGAACCATAGTTTGAATTAACATTATTGTTTTTCCGCTTGAACAAACACCCTTAATGATTCCTTGTTCAGCTTTTACAGCCTCGTTAACTGGTTCTAGTTGATACTCTTTTAGTTTAATAGTTGACTTAAACTTAAAAGGTTTGACTATTCGCTGATCAATTATTTTAAACTTCAACTTTTCTCTTTCAAAAATATTAAGTATTTCCTGGAAGGAGCCTCTGGGTAAAGATATGAATTTTTTATCAATCTCAAAAGTTCTTATGTACTGATTTTCAGTAGGTCTAAATCCGGCAGCTCTCATTTTGTAATATGTAGGGTTCTTCATAGTAAACATATCTTTCAATTCTTTGATTAAGGTCTTTGAAAGACTTTTTAAGGGTATTTTGATTTTATCCTTAATGATTAACTCTATCAAATAAATCACTTCCTCAAATTATCTTCTATAACAAAGTAATTGTTCCACGTGGAACATTTTAAATATTCCTAACTATTATTATATCTAAATACTTTTACAAATAAAAAAAAGAGAACAGTTGTGCAAAACTGTTCTCCCCAGAATTTCTAATTTCCGTTCCAGAAATTCTGTATTGGTTTGAATCTTAAATATAAATATATAGTAACTCTAAAAGAAAATCAACCTTAATTTTGATAATCAATAACTTTTGTAGTTCTAATTTCTTCTTTAGGTTTTTCTGCTACAATTTCTTTTGTGGTATTTTCAAAAACAATACCACTTCTAAGACCATGAATACCAACAGAGGCCAATCCCATCACCATCCCTTCCACAGCCCCATCTATCGTCCTAAAAGATAACAAACCAACAATTACACCTATCACAGCCATAACCCAAGGTATATATTTGTTATTTAATTTGTTGGTATGAAATCTGAATAAATATCCTAAAGCATTTAAAAATACTATTACTGTTGATACTGATATTTTTGAGGTTAAAAGTAGATCTTCCATTAAACAAAACCTCCTAATGTCCTTTTGTAGTTAAAATATAAACAATCAATGCTGTTAGTAGTGTTGATAAAATATTAGTTGTTATTGTAATCCAAGGAGGCCAACCTACTTTTATTTCTGAAACCTTTTTTGATATTTCTTCTTTCATTGTTTTTACATTCGTCTTAATTTCATCTAACTCGTTATTGAAATCATTTTTCAATTCTGTAATACCTTTTTCAAAAGAACAAGTTCCCCTATACTTTTCACATTGACTAAGAGGGACAAACTGTTTGTTAACCATGTCGTCCAACCTTTCGTGAACTCGTTTAAAGTTATCTCCAAACATATCAAGAGATTGCTGATATTGCTGGAGAAAGGTTTTTAAAATCACTTCTTCACTAGACATTATAATCCCTCTTCTCTAATCTATTTATATTTATATTGTCTAGGCAGTTTTCTGTCTTCAAAACTAAAAATGTCGTAACCTTGCCTATTCGGTATCCAGTGTCTTTTCGCCATAATTATAACAGATCCCTTGATTTCTCTAGACTCTTGAGATCTTATAATAACATTTGAAACAGTATCCAATAAATCCTCTTGTCTTATTTTCATACCAGAAATTATATCGCTATTAAAAGTATCTACTCTTATAAATGCTTGTGCTGGAATATCATTAGAATTAAATTGGTTTATGATTGTTATTTTTACTTTACCTGCTCTATCAGAAAACTTTTGTACTGAAATTGTAGCTATACATTCTTCTTCAGAAGAATCTTTTCTTCTAATAATTGAATTTCCAAAATAATCTTCGTCAGCCGGATAAACTAATTTGGCTGTAGAATTTCCATCCAGGAATATTTTTAAAGTGGTTTCTGAAATTAAATCTTTTCTTTCTTCGATTCTTATTTCAGCAGAACTAAATTCATTATGATAATTAAAACCTCTTATTTCTGCTGTTGAATTTGTTTCTAAAATTTGCTTCAATATAGACTCAGAAATTATATCTTTTTGTTCTTCTCTCCGAATAATTGCTGAACTTTTTTCGTTTTTTGTTTCTGAAATTCTAATAAAACCATTTGATTCTTTATTACTTATTACTTTAAGAGAAGAGGATGAAGTTATGTCTTTAAAATCCTTACGTCTAATGATTGCATTAGAATTTATTGAATTAAGGACTTCAGCATAAATAAAACCTTTCCCATTAAAATCATAGTTTTTTATAGCCCTTATAACGGCTTCGCTATTCATATTTTCAATATAAATTATTTTTGCCATACTTAGAGTGTCTTGCTTAGAAGATCTCCTAACAACCAAATTTGATGTTTCGTCAGAATTAGTTTTTACTCTGATTCTTGCATCTGAAATCATTCCAGAGAAATATCTAAATTTAGCTGTAGAAATTTTTTGATTTAATTGTCCTACTATTTTTATTCCTGAAATTATTTCATCCTTTTCTCTTTCTCTTATAAAGGCTGCCCCATGAATACTATTAGAGCTTTTCAATTTAGCTGTAGAAATTTTATTAGAACCTCTAATTCCGGCAAAGGAATTCATATTGTAATTTGTTTTAGACGTTATAATAGCCCCAGAAGGTATTCTTGAAGAGACTACTATATTTACTGTGCAAATCTTATTTGATAGCCTGATTCCGGCCATAGAAACAACCGTAGAACCATCGTAATTTGATAGACTTATCTGAGAAGAAAGATCTGAATCTCCTCTCAATTCTTTTAGTAATGCTGTTCCAGAAATATCTTCTGAATCTCTCTGATATTCTGAAATTATTCTTGATGTGCAATATTCTAAATCAAGTTTATCCTTCCTCCTTATCACCGATGTTCCCACTTTATTTTTTGAACCATAAAAAATAGGTTCCAAGAAATCTCTAAACTCAAATTCTATTTTTGGAGAAATAATAAGATCTTCTGTTTCTTTAGCTGATATTGAAAAAGTTTTATTTACTTTTGTTTTTAATAAAATATTTACTACTGTCTTTCCTCTACTTTTCAGATCTTTTAGATAGTCTAAAATATTAACCCTATTAACCTGAGATACTATGTTGAAGTTGAAGACATAGGTTAAGTTGAAAGCTAAACTTTCAGCCCAAGTAACACTATTTTCTTGCCAGTCTCTATCTATTTCATAAACTTCAACTTCTGGTTTTTCTAAATAGCTATCAAACATTGGAAAGTATAAAAAGAGATGTGCTTTCCTTATCTCTAAAGATTCTCTCTCTAAATCTAAATCTAAAATCTGAGATACGTCAGCTTGTAGTAAGACAACATATTCTCCATCAAGAGATTGTCCCAAAGACATATTTTCATAGTATCCGTAATTACTTCTAGGCCTTGATTGTCTTACGAAAGCATCTTTTGTTATATAACTATTAATTTTATAAACAGGAAATTGGATCAAGTTATAATTTAGATCCATTTCCGTCATTCCTACGATTCTTGCCCAACTAGGAAATTTATTTTTGTAGGAAATAAAAGAAGATGAATGAGTTTTATGATTGGTCATATCAAGTAAAGCTTTGGAGATTGTTTCTAGTCTTTCTTTTATGAATCCAGTAGACCCTTTTGTATTTGAATCTAATCCAAAAGGAACAGAAAAAGAAACGTCCATAGTAGTGACGTTTCTAATTTCTGCCTGAGAATTTTCTGATAAATGACTTTCTTTAATCCTTATTCCTGCTGTTGATAAAGATTCATATATAGCCATTTATATAGGTTCCAAAAATGCTTGTATTTGAAATTGAGAATTACCAGAAACTAATTCTGTCGGGTATATTCTCACATAGAAATTCTTTTTCTCTCCAGAAAATAAAACTACATTTAGAGGATACTGAGGTCTGAAATTCTCACCACTTAGACTTAACTCTATTTTGGTTTTTTGATCCTCTATTTCTGAATCATTTAACAAACAATAGTCTCCTACTTTTTTAGCTGCAATTCCATTTTGTGATACTATCAATCTGATATTAAAGTTACTGTTTGTATATGAGTTAATCAATTCAACAGGATAAATATTTGAATATAATTTACCAATAAGATTTCCGGCATCTAGAGGTCTTATTTTAACTTTGTCTGGACCGGTATAAAAATCATAATCAGTCTGAACATCATCAAAGCTTAGACCTTTCATAATCCACAATTCATAAGAATTATCTAGCTGAAGAATATATCTGAAATTATTTTTTGGTATTGGCAAATATATTTCAGGAGATCCTTTTTCTAAAACTATTTCTCTGTTCTTTCTATAACTTATATTTATTCTATCCAAGAAACCGTTCTCCGGTATAAATATCTTAATATTCAACTTATTAAAAATCCAAGACTTATTCCAGTCCTCATAGAACATATTGTTTAATTCGTCTGAAGTATTCCCATTTATAATTTCATCTGTTTCTACAAAAATACCATAAGTATATTTGAACCAAAGATTTGATTCTGTATTTATCAAAAATCTACAATCTTTTGAACATTCTATTAGTAAATGATTAAACTCTTCCCAATCAAAATTCTCATAATTAAAAACAACAATAGAAGAACTACCTTCTTTGGGTTTAATTTTACCAGAAATAATTTCTGTCGTTTCTGGGCTTATTGTAAAGTTCGTTTCAGCAGAACAATCATCTGATTCTGAAACAAATTCTTTTACTACTGCTGATACAGCGTTTTCTCTGAAATAATAATTCAATTCTGGCTGTTCTATATATACATAGTAATAATAATGAGTATCTTTTTCGGGAGGATTATCGTCTGTATATTCTGTTTCGTTTATATTATTTGTTTCAAAAATAACCTTACTAGCATCAAAATCTAATAATTCTGTCTTGCTTCTTAATACGTAGGTTTTTGTAAATGTTCCAAAAGGGACTCTTACATCTTTCCATTTTAGATAAACTAGATTGGGATATATTTGACTAGGAAAATCTATCTCAGTAGGAATAACCTCTGTATTCATAACTATTTCTGATTTATCAATTTCTAAATAAATGTCGCTAGAGTAAATAGCGAAGCCAAAATCATTATCGCTATTGTCAATATTTTTAATTATCTGAGTTATATCAATAACTACTTCTCCAGGCTGTTCATTCTCAAAAAATATGTTTAAAACATTAGAGGTATCATAAGATATTCCACTGTTATAAGTTACGGTTTCTTCATTCCAGTCTGTTAAGTTGTTGATTCTATAGATACTGATTCTTCCTGGTATATCTAAATTATTTACTATTGTTTTTACATTTAATTTTAGTAGTGCTTTTGATATGTACCCCAAACTTTTGTTCAGAGGTATTTTGAATAAGCTATGATTTCCTGACCCTATTTTTAATATATCGTCTGAATTGAAGTTCAGTAATCTTTCACTAGAAGAAATATATGTAGATCTTTCACAGTAATATCTTGGACCTTTCACTAACTCAATACTTACACCAGAAGTAATTCCTTTAAATATTCTGGGTGAAAATATTCCTAGTTGTGAAGTTATTTCTTTTTCTTTTGCTACTCTTATTATTCCTGTTGAAGTTTGAATAGTTATTCCAAGAGGTTTTACTGTTACTGTTATTGTTATTTTTAAATTACTAGGATTAGCTATTCCTTCCGGTAAGATTAATATTCCTGTGAAAACATAATTTCCGGCTGTTTCTGGATTATAAGTAGGATTACTATTCCAAACTATTTGTAATGTAGATGTTAAACCATTACTTAATAAAACATCTGTTGATTGTAGTAATCCCAAGGAGTTTATGTCTGTTCCGTATTTGACAAATATGTTTGATTCAAAGATACTTTGAATGGATGTAATATTAGCAGCTAAAACTATTATATTTATACTTGCAGTTATATTGCTAGGATTTAATACCTCTTCTATTAATGCTAATTCACCAACAAAAGTACATGATCCGGCTATATTTTTATTATAGCTGCTAGTATTCCATATTACAGCTAATTCTTGTGCTGTATCATTACTAAGTATGACTGTAACAACTGTTGGTAGTATTATAGAAGTTAAGTCTGTTCCGTTTGCTACTGTTATATCTGATAAAGTAGAAACTGAAACTATATCAAAACCCAGTGGTGAATTATCAATAAATAGAGGTCTAAATCCAAATATTGCATTAACTTCGTCAGTTCTACAAGCATCTCTATATCCTGCACTACCATACCCTCTAATAGATATATAATTCGGTAAAGATTCAGATATATTTCTTCTTGAAGATGTTATACAATAAAACGAACCTAAATTCCAGAATACAATATCTCCTGGAACTATTAATCCTCCAAGTGTACTTTCTGTTATGTACTTATCCCATTCATTTTCCTTACTACTATTGTCCCATCCCCCGGATGGTAGTCGAACTATTACGTCTGTTAACGAATCTATTTTAACAGGGACTCCACTAGCTGAAGAAACTCCAGAAGTATTTAAAGTATCCCAACTAATAGAAGATTGAATATTTCTGTCAGCTACAAATTTCTTTCTACCTAAACTGTCCCATCCTACTAATGTTAGAAAAAAGCTTCCATCAGGATTAGATACGGCACTTGCTGGAAGTAAACTTGCTGTAGAAACTCCTAACTGGCTGAAAACTCCAAAAGAATTTGAAGTAGCAGTGTATTTACAAATTATTTTATCTCCAAGAGACATACAATTTGCTAAAGTTGTTTTTGGAGGGGTATAGATATCTATAGCATCCAGATCTAAATATGCATTATTATTTAATTTCAGTACAACATCATGTCTTGTATCAGATAGATCTATTTTTTCAAACCATAGCGTTTGTAATTGATACGAACTACCGTATTCACTTGAAGGATAAGATATTCCATCAATAATTACTGTGATATTATTGCTTCTATTAGGATGTATTGCTCCTACAAATCTCAAACCTGTTCCGTTGAAAGAAAAGGACATTGTTGCATTAACCAAATTCGTATAGTGATAATTTCCTCTATACGAGCCAGAAACAGATGCGTCCAATAACCATCCACTACTATATACAAGTCTACTATCAGTGTCGTTTACTCTCGTCCATCCTGTTTCTGGAGATAATAACTGTTGCCCTACTGTCGCCAAATCATATCACCACCTTTTATTACCATACACCGCTACCATCTTCTTTAAACTCTAATACTGGACGATAGCCCATATTTGCTGCCAAATATCCACAATCAATATTAACAAAAGAATTTGATACACGAACTACTCTATTAGAGGATGCTGCTATACCTAATATTGGAGTATCTTTTGTAAAACTATATCTAGTGTTTGCGTTCCAAACATTGTCTGCTGCCGGAATTATTTTTCCACCTAAATCAGATTTAATTATATACGTATCCCATTCGTTTATAGTAGGCCAACCACCTTTACCTTGATTAGAAGAACTTTTTTCTCCATTAACATCTGAATAGGAACAACCACCTGAAAGAGATCGTAATAGGATTTGTTTTGATGAGAATGTATATATTTTACCTTCTATATACCCAGCTGCATTCAAATTATTCCATGAAATATTCGTTTGAACAGTTCTATCACCTATTAACAAACCTTTATCTGCTTTAAGTAAAAAGGCTTTTCCATCAATGGTAGGTATATCATATCCTGCGGTTGTAATTTCTGTAACCGTACAAGTACCTAATTCACTAGGGAAACCTACTATTCCAGATGTTAATGCTGTCCATCTGAAAGGAATATAATCGCCAACTTGCATATCATAAATGCTTGATCTTAAAATTCCGCTTGTTGCCGGGATCGGACACATAATTAAATCACCTCTATATCATACATATTGTTCTTGATATTCTTACCGGATCTCCTCTAAACATAAAATTAATAGTATGTACTTTTGAACCATAAACAATATCTAAGTCTACTTTAAAATCTTTTCTATTACATTTCATAATCAAATCCATAAATATACCTCTCTGAGATACATTATATGACACGATATTTTTAACGTAAAACTTCAAATCATCCAAAATATATTCTTTTTCATAACCTAAATTGTAAGACATATTTCCCATAGATTTTTTTAGAGGAATAACATTTCCCGTATTCCCAATAAAATTCGTATATCCTTCTTTGAAATAAATAAAACCTAAAGAACCGTCTGACACCAACAATTCTTCATCTGATTTATCTTCCTTCAAACTAATGAAATAAGGTTCCCTATTTATTTCAAAAAATCCTTTAGAATTAAGGCTTATATAATCTTGATATTCTTGCTTTAAAATTAAATCCAAAAGAGTATTCCTGGAGTCTGTATCTAATAAAAACTTTCCTTTTTCTTTATTATAAACAAACTTAAATTCTTTTCCTTCTTCTAATTCTTGAAGTTTTGAAAAATCAAGATTATTAAAGTCAAAGATTCCTTCATCTGCTGAAAAAGAAATATTGCTTAAAGCATTTGATTCTTTCACTACTATTTTTTCAATATTTTCTTTTGGTATATCCAAGAAGTCATTTCTTTTACCATTCTGTATTTCGCTTATGAATAAACCATCTTTCAACTGAGCATTCCATAACATAAATAAATCATCTCCCTTAACATAAAAATAAAGCGGAGATCCGGCTATTAAGCCAAACCACCGCTTTATTAATTCTTAGACGTATTTGTAACTAAATCTTGTTAACCACCAAATTTGACCTGCTGCCGCATCTGCTTTTGCTACAAGTTTTAATTTGACTTTGGAATAATTAGCTTTGTTGGTTAAAACGTCGCCATTATTTAAGGTTCCCTTTATAATCCCGGCAACACCTGACCTACTGTAGACTACAGCCGTATCAGATCCTCCAACCTCTTCATAAACACCATTTCCCAATGATGAAATCCAACCTGCATCTGTCTCGAATAATGCAAAAACAGAAGCTTGAGATTTTGTTGCTACCGGTCCTTCATCCTTGCCGGAGGCTGCCTCATCTCCAGGAACATAACTTTTCGTGGTTATTGTAACGTCCTGCATATCTGAAAGTGTCTCTGCCCCACCTTTGTTATTCCAAATATGAAATACTGCCGGAACAGATTCTCCTCCGGCATCTACTGTTCCGGCATCCCAACCACCTACTACTTCAGCAATACTATCTTTATCATACCAACGTACATCTGGCGGTCCTGCCATAATTGTTACAACCTCCTCTGTGTATAGATTTCCATATGAAAATCACCTATAATTGATTCTGGTGAATTCTCGCTTTTCAAAACAACGTAAACTCTTTCCATTCCTGTTTCGTCAATAACCGGAATGTCCATAATGTCCCACAAAATCGTATTAACAGATCCAGAATAATAAATTGGATTCTTTTCTGTTTCGTCTGTAAAGACAGAAACATTAAAACCCATAACTCCGGCTGTCCCGATAACTTTTATTCCTTTAATAATTCCGTAAGGATAATAGGGAAACCAGAATCTTTCAACATCTCCTGGAGAAACATCAAACAATTTATATTCTTCTTTTATGAGTTCTCCTGAAATGATGTTTAATTTCAATCTCATCTGTGATCCACCCCCAAATTAAAAAACAATGGAAGAGGACCAGAATAATCGTCTGATTGTTCAACTTTTATCGTAAAATCAAAAAGACCAAGAGGATTTAGAAAACCAAGACTTAAGGATTCTAAACCATTTATAGTTACCCATTGGTATCCGAACTTTGTTTCATATTGTTCTGTAAAAATATTTATGTTTGTAGCTGTAGTCTCTGTTTTAGGATTGAAAAGCTGCAAAGGAATTTCTAAAACTCCATTTCGCATAATCCCCAAGTTTGTTAGGTCTGTCGTTGACAATTCTTGTCCATCTTTCAATACTTGAAGATATGATCCAGATTCGTAAACATCTCCACCAGAAAAAATTGTTTCTAAATTATCTAACTCGTTAC